ATCCAGCATTGGAGCAAGTACCTGATGACTCCCAAGGAGCTTGCTCTCCTTTTTCAGAAATTAGAGAAATCAAATTCTGTTCTTCGCGAGATAGCCAAGACTGATCTTGGACAAAGCGGAGAATTAGCGAGAAAACAACTTGGAATCGAATGAATCAATCAAAGATCGACCGTGCGCGTGCGTGGCTTAGAAACACGCCGGGAGCCGTCGCTGGTCAGGGCGGTCATAACGCGACCTTCGCCGTAGCAACCGCGCTCATACACGGTTTTGAGCTGAATGCGGGGGATGCGGAGACACTCCTGCACGAGTACAACACGAAATGCCTCCCGCCGTGGAAGCCGCATGAACTGGCCCACAAGCTGAACGAGGCCGCAAAAGTAGCGCACGACAAGCCGCGTGGCTGGCTTCTCGAATCGAATTCCGGCATGGGGCAGGGCGGAACTCCAGTATCACCCACCGGAAAGTTCGTGGTACGAAAGATCCAAGCAATTCCGCAATCGGACTTTCGATTTTCAACCATAGATTTCTTAAAAGCCTGCTTTGAACCAGATGAAGTTGTCTGCATCTGCAATGACATCGTAAGCGACGACGAAGGTCGGACTCGGCCAAACTCCAAGGGTACATTCCTCAAGCGCGACGAATGGATTAAGAACCATTTCACTCCGCCCATCAGTTCCATGTGGAACGGTCCTGACAGCCGTGGCGCATACGTCCGCGTCAACCCATGCTTCGATGAGAGCGGTTCTGATTCAGGCGTGGCAGCATTCCGTCATGTCTTGGTCGAGATGGACGAGAAGACCAAGGACGAGCAATGGACGATCCTCAAGGAGTCGAAGCTGCCGATGTCCGTCGTCATCGATTCCGGTGGCAAGAGCTTGCACGGCTGGGTACGCGTCGATGCGGCGAACAAGGAGGAATGGAGCGAGCGTCGTGATGTCGTCTATCGCCAGCTAGAGACGCTCGGCATCGATCCGAAGAACAAGAACGCGAGCAGGTTCTCTCGTCTTGCTGGTGTGATGCGCGATGGCAATGAGCAGAAGCTGTTGGCCATCAATGTTGGTTCTGTGAACTGGGATGCGTTTACGGACTATCTGGAGTCGCAGGACATGCCTCAAGAGTTCTCGCTTGATAGCATCATCGAGTACGATCCGAAGAATGATCCTGACAATCTGATCGGCGACAGATGGCTACGTCGCGGTTCATCGCTTCTCTTCGTCGGCCAAAGTGGTTGCGGCAAAAGCTCGATGGCCGCGTATCAGGGGATGAAGTGGGCGTCCGGCGAAGCATGGTTTGGCGTAAAGCCCGTCCGGGCGTTAAAAGTGGCTTACATCCAGGCGGAAAACGACATCGCCGATCAGCATGACGCACTCAAGGGGGCGGCTCAGATGACGTTTGGAAAGGAGAAATGGGAGCGAGGATTGCGGAGCGTGGACATGCTCTTCTTCCGCGAAACGGTTCGCACCGGAACAGACTTCGCCACAATGCTCCGCCGTCTCGTTCGCAAGACCAAGGCTGACGTGGTTTACATCGATCCACTGCTCTCCTACATGGGCGGCAATCCTGCGGATATCGAGGTCTGCGCGAACTTCACGCGGCATCTGCTCCAGCCGATTATGATGGAGACGGGTGTTGTCCTGGTACTTGTCCATCACTTCCCCAAGCCGAAGGGTAAGGACGACAAACCGGAGAGCGTGGCAGATTTGGCCTACTCAGGATTCGGATCATCGGATCTGACGAACTGGGCGAGAGAGGTGATTGTGATGAAGGAAGTTGGTTTCAATCAACCTCGACAATTTATGCTCGGCATGGCAAAACGGGCCGACCGTTCCGGCATGACGGATAAGGACGGCAAAGTCACCGGATCGATTATGATCCAGCGTGGTACGGGCGGCGACATCTCATGGAACTACGCGGAGCCTGAGAAGTTTGTCGTGGATAAGCAGTCGGTTAAAAAGCCGTACTCCAAAGGACGATATCCTAAGCGTTAGCCTTCTCGCGCTCAGCACGGCGACGGCCTTTGGCGGCGAGCGATTGGAACTTCGCCTTGCCGAGCTTCTTACGTCCGATGTAAGCAGCCAAAGCGCGAGGCTCTCTCACACCCTTCTTCTCAAGACTGCTGATTAGCTTCTCGTAACGCCCACCACCACCAAGTTTCATCTTGTCCATAAAATCACCATGCTTTGCAACTCCAGTGCCGAGGAGTTGTTTTGTCGGTTGCCGTAGCGCAGTTATGCCGCGCGCGGAAATTCTTACGACGCTCAGGATTGTCGCGTTTGATTTCCATGTTCGGATCGCCGAACCGAACGATGACAACCTTGCCAGCCGGATTCTTGACGTACACCGCGCTCTTCTTCCGCTCGCCAGGAGTGTAGAACGGCTTGTTGAGCGTCACCTTACGCCCCTTGTAGGTGTTACCTTTTTTGGAGAGGGAGGTTTTCATTAGTCGCGGCGACGAGCTTGACGGCGCATTTCCTGAAGCTGCTTCTCTTCAGATTGACCTTCTTCCATCTGCATCATCTTCCTGTCGGTTTCGAGCTTCAGCATTCTCGACCAGTTTCGATTGAACAAGTCGATCTGCTCCTTGGTAAGCTGATCAATCGGAGCGGTAACGGTTTTGACGTATGTAGGCGACTGCAACATTTTTCCGACGGCAGATTCACCCGAATCTCCAATCGCCTTAAGCACCATTCTTCGCCCAAGAAACCCAACAAGACCAGCACCACCTGCGGTCAATCCAGAACCTGTAGCCAAGTAAGCTCCGGCGGTTGCAAGCGTCGGAATGATCGACTTTGAAACCAAGCTACTGCTTTCCTTTGATGCCGTGGCCAACTGATCGGCAATGGTTGAGATTTTTTCCACACCACCAGCCCCAAACAGCTCGTTGACCAAAGCGTTGTACTCTCCCGGCTTTTCTCCGCCAGCAACCAGCGCTTTCATCTTCGCTGTGTCGATGGCCTTTTTTCCATCAACCAGAGAGTCTTTGACGATTCTTCCAAGAACGATGTTCTGAGCGTCGGCCAAAAGATCCGGTCGATTCGCCTTGAGGATCCTGGTGAACTCTTCGACCCTCTTGACCGGATAAACACCTCCGCCCTTGGACTTCAAGAAATCCACAATGTTTCCGGCGGGGATGTTTCCATAAAGCTCGCCACCCCTGATTGCTGAATTAACAACCTGCTGGAAATCGGTGGCAGTCTTAGCTTGCTCGGTGACGTAATCGTTCAACTCCCTAAGCATCGACGATGCATCTGGGTTTGAAGCGATTTGCTTCAGTACATCATCCTCAATAACGACTCCTTTTTTGGCCTTGGACTTGATGTCCGCCAACAGCGATATGATTTCCTGCTGAGCCTCGACATCCGCAGCAGGCTGACCGAGAACTCCCTTAAACTCCCGACCAAGGTTCTTCTTCTGAAAGTCGGCCAACTTGGCCTTCACGCTCTCAACCTCTTTCAGGTTATCTTGAAGCCGCTTCTCAGATCCTGTGATTCGGTTTGAAACATCCTGCTGAAGCTTCTCCGAATTGCTCGTAAGTTCGGTAAGCTTTGAGGTTAGTTTTTCCTGTTCGTTGATGAGCGAGGTGTACTTCGAAGCGACATCCTGAATTTGACCAAGACCTGGGAAGAATTCGTCGGCGACTTCCTTGGACAGCTTTCCACCGCGCGCCGCCTTTGCCTCGGTCAGCGTGTTCAAGAACTCGACAGGATTCTTTCCTCGAATCTGGTTGTAGATGTAGTCCGAAAGAACTGGCTTCACATCAGTTTCCCAAGTGTCTCCAGCCATGTTCTTCAGAACAGCAAGAGTAGTTCCTCCGCGAGGACCAACGATTGCTGAAACAGATTCAGGTGCGCCACCGCCTTCTCCAATGCTGCGAAGAATGCGGTCAACGTAAGCTCCCTTAAATCGGCTGATTCCTTCAGCGTACTTTCTGTTTTGCTCGGCAAGATCATCTCGAAGTTTAGGATTTGCATCGAACGCCGCAGTCATCTGCTCGTTGATCTTGTTGAGCTTTTCCCAACTCTCAAAGAACCCCTGTTGAACAGGAGCGTTAAAATCGAACAGGCGATAGATTTGAGAACGCAGCTTCCGAAGGTCTTCCAAGGTCTTCTTTTCAAGAACCGGTTTTCCATCTTTATCTACCTTTCCAAGATCAACCTGAACAGTTGTCGCTTTCAGGTCGGGTCTAATTTTTGCAAAACCCTCTTCTTGAGCGTCTTCGAATTGTTTTCGAACCTTGTTTCCCGCCTCTCCAACGAGCAGACCTGTTTCAAACGCAGACACCGGCTTGGCAGCGGCAAACCGCTCATCAAACCCCTGCTCGATCTTTTTGACGCTATCCTGAAGTCCAGCGATTTGAGCTTCGATTCTGGTCCGGTTTGCAACGTCTTCCGCTCCAAGCTGCGCCCTTTGATTGCTCAGCCGCACGATTTCATCCTGAAGATCCTGAGCTTCAGTCTGAAGACGACCTTCAGCTCTACGAGCAAAAGCAAGCGCGCGGCGATTCCGCTCATCCTTGAATCCGGCAGTCTTCCTGAGCGATTCGTCGATCTTTCGAGTGGCCTGCTCAGTAAGCGCATCGGCTTGTCGGACAACGGAGTCAACTACCGCAGGGTTGACATCGGTTTTTCCAGAAACCCTTTCAAGTTCACCAACAATCGCTTGAGTCAGATCGTCACCAGAAAGACCAGATTTGCGTCCCTGAATAACGGACTGCTCCAAAAACGACTGAACCGTGTTCCTGAAGTTCTCAACGTCTTGAGGTGACGAACCTGAAAATGCCGGATTGTAGAACGTGTCAGCAACCTGACGAGCAAGCGTAGGATCGATTCCAGACGCATTACCAAGCTCAGCCCTGATTAGATCAGCTCTGTCCTGAAGAAACTTCTGCGTGAACGGACGCTGCATTTCACCGGCAAACGCAGCCGGAAATTTTCCGATAGAAGGCGCACCTGAAATAGCGCGTCTAGCAGCTCCAATTCCTCGAACTCCAGTCGAAATGGCTGGGAAGAGAGTGCTTCCCATTGCAGTCCTGAGAGCAATTTCTCCTGCGGTAACATCCTCGCCAAAAGACTCAACACCCGCTTGTGCGCCAGCTTGCAATCCTCCAGCAGTCGCTTCGCGCCTAAGCTGCGCTCCCATCGTGGCTTGCTGGGGAACCCCAGTTTCGCTCGTCAACAACCGGCGGACTCCAGTTCCGGTTCCCGGCTTGGCAATACTTGGCGTGGGGATAGCGGCAGCTCCAATCTGGAACGGACGCATCTTCTCAGGTTCAAGAGTCTGAGCCAAAAGCTCAGAACCAAAACTGATTGCAGCTTCACCAGCAAGCGTTTGACCGCCAGGAATGAAAGCAGCAGCTAGTGGCCCACCATATCGCACCGCAGTTGCCGCAACCTTTCTTGCCCTTTTGCCTTCGTAGTCGGCCAAGAACTGGCGTTCCTTGTCGGTGAAGTCTTCGTCCGTAAGAGGCTCGTAATTGCCAGCAACAAACTTCTGAAACTTACGCGCGCTGTCTCTTCCAAGGTAAAAATCAGCCTGCTGAACCAGCGGATCTTGAGATTGAAACCGCTGCTGGCCAATCGTTCCAGATTTTGCCACAGCCTGATTCAAAGCCTGAGGAGAACCAGCATCGAGCATTGCCGTTTGCGGCGCAGCAGACGGTGCGGCCATTCCGACAGAAGGCCGCTGGTTCACCGAGGCAAACACCTGTTCAAGTTCCTGTTCGGTAGGGGGGCTGTCTCCGGTAAGATCAATCGTTCTTCCCGAGGACGGATCAGTTACGCTGTAGGTAGGCATGATGATTATCGAACTTGAACGTCAAACCGACCGATTTTAGTTCCACCTGCAGAAGTCTGTGCGGCAGAAGGTTGCTCTTGCGAGTCAAGAATTGCGTCAGCCTTGCTTTCAAGTTCGTTGATGTAAGCAGAGTATTGAGGATTGTTGTCAATTCCCTGCATCCTCAGCTTCTCGACACGATCTTTGATCGAGCGAGCGGTCAATTCCTTGAAGGTTTGAACTCGCTCAGAAAACCCTGTGTCTGTCGGCTTGCCGATGGAAGAGGTAATCCTCGTCGTCTCAGTCTTTGTGAGAGCCTTGCCGCCACGTTTAAACATAGCACCACTGCTCATGTTTTCATAAAGCTGGTTTACGCGACGCTCAGGTTCAAAAGAACCGATAGCTTCGCCAGCTTTGACCCGCATATTGAACGTCGGACCGTACAAATCCTCGGCCAGATACGGTTCCATCGGCTTGATTCCGTTCAATACCGCCTCAGAAAATTCAAGCTCATCAAGATCCAACTTCGTTGGCTTCAACGATGATGTCTTTGCCGACTCGGCCTTTTCACGGGCTATGTCGATTCTTTCAGCACCCTGAGCAAGACGACCGCGTCCAAGCTCTTCGCTAAGTTTCAAACGCTGCTCGCCCTGTTGAAGTTGGCCACGTCCAAGCTCTTCGCGTAGAGCCAGATTCGCCCTGCCAATTTCCTCGCGTAAAGCGAGCGTAGCGTTTTGAATCTCTGAACGATTTTTACCTTCTGCAATCAAACGCTCAAGATTTGCTTGTGCGATACCGACTCGATCAAGCGTAGCTTGTGCGGTTGCTTGTTTACTTCCAATGTCTGCCTGAAATTTTGCGGTAGTTCTGGCATTGTACTCATTCCAGTCAATCTGCGGATTTCCGTTCTGATCAAGAACAACAGCGCCAATTTCAGCGGCCTTGTTGAGAAGCTGAGCCTGCTTGCTGGCAGCACTGTTGGCCGCGTTGTCTCTAGCCTTCAAAAGCATCGCTCTTTGCGAGTACTTTTCCAAATTGTTGAGCATCCGGTCAGCTTCGACGCGGTACTGCTTTGATTTGAAAGCTGGAATTA